GTTACGTTTACTATATTTGGTGTTGCCATAATTGTCTCCTATGTTACTAAAATAATAAACTAAAAGCTATAGCTCTGCCATTAGTTGCTACTCTGTTTGAATCTTCTGTTAATGCACCTGTTACATCTACGCCTGTTGATGCTGTGGCTAGTTTTGCTGAGTTGTTATGATAAAGAGATGTAGCCCCACCATCTACGAATGAAATAAAATCTTTGTCTCCTGCATTATTTTGTAAGGCAAGAAACCCTCTCATATACCCATTTGACCCATCACTAAATATGGTAGCATCTGAACCAGCACCAAATATGGCTTGTCCATTATCTCCAAGTTTTACATCGTGATTAAATGTTGCTGTACCTGCATCCGACATATCAAGGGTAAGGGCTGTGACATCAGCCCCACCATCAATACCTCTGAATATTAAATCGCCATTGTTTTGAGATGAGCCGATTGTAAAATCAGAACCACTTAATAGAAAATTACCATGAGCAGTTCCACCATCTTTAAAAAATATATCCCCACCATCAGCATCAAGAGTAATATCTCCTGCTACATCTATAGTTAAATCGCCAGAAGATAAATCTATTTCAGTTCCGTCTATGGTTATGTTGTCTATAGACACACCTGCATCTGCTGTTACAGCACCTGTAACTCCTAATGTGCCGCCTATAGTTGCGTTACCACTACCAGCTAAAACATCTACTGTTGTAGTTCCTGCTAGGTTTAAATCGGTAAAAGCGTCTACTATTGCTGCTCCAGAACCTGCTCCGTCTGAATAAACAGCTTTTACATGGCCTGCTGGTATGGTGACATTAGAACCACTGCCTTGAGAAATAATTATATTTTGTGAGCCTGTAGTTGCGTTTTCAATAAACCACATTTTTGATACGGTGTTTGGTCCTAACGTAATAGTACAATCTGAATCAAGTGTTCCTGTGTATTTTAAAAATATTGATCTACCTGGGTCAGTAGAACCGTCTGCTATTGTGGTTGTATGAGTATCAGCGTTTGTAGTTATAGCTTCTGTACCAAAGCTAAATGCTTCTGCAATTAATTCTAGATTAGTGTTTGTACTTGTTCCCCAAGTGCCTGATTCATCACCTGTTGTTATTTCTTTTAACCTAAGATCATTTACATAAGTTGCCATGTTTGTCTCCGTTCAAATTTATTATAAGTTGTTTTTTCATAAAAGTTAAGCTACCTTTTCCCAATTTGGTGTTTGTGCATCATCTATGAGTCCCCACACTAACACATCGCTTACAAATCCTGTAGCTGAAAGTCCTGTAATATTTATATTTGCTTTACAAACTGTAGCAACTGATCCTAGGGCGGAAGTACCTGCTAAACCAGTTATAAAAACATTATTTACTGTAGTGGTTGTAGTAGTTCCTAGTGCTGATGTTGTACCAAATCCAGAAACTGTTAAATTATTATTTGTAACAAGCGAAGTATCACCTAAAAGTCCCTCAGAAAAATCTGTAATAACAGATATATTGTTGTTTGTTGATAGGGTTGTTGTACCTAAAGCTGATGTATTAGCAAAACCATCTACAGAAATATTGTTTACGGATGTTATTGTCGGTGTTCCTAAATTTGCTGCGGCTAATTGAGTTGCAGGAGTTATATTAGCATCAGCTTGAATAAATACGCTAACAGAACCCAAAGATGCAGTTACACCACCTACTGAAGCTATAGCCTGAGCATTTACTGCTGCAACTGGAGATCCTGTTGAGCCTGCAGCGGGTGCGGTTATTTCTAAAGGTGCCGAACCTTCTCCAAAACCTAACTGGCCCCAGGTACCTCGACCCCAACCGTTTAGGAACTCAGCCATTTTAGGCTATACGTATAATCGCTGTACTTGCCGCTGCTGCTGGAAAAACTATTGTAAAATCACCTGCTGTCGATGTTTTATCACCACCAAAGTCGATAGTAGCAACAGATGCATTACTATCAGTAGAATTGTAAATCATACACCCTCTAGCAGTAACTGTAGCAGTTCCAAAAGTTAAATCAGCAAAATCTGTAAACCCAGTAGTACCACTTGAAGTAGGATCTACTCTTGTTAGGTTTGATCCACCAGAAGTGTAATTTGTACCACTTGCTTGTCCTGTAGTAGTAAAAGCAGTAGTAGTCGCACCTAGGGTAGCAGAGCTTGTGTATAAAGCTAGTTTAAATGTATCTCCGCCTGAGTTTTTAAAATTATGCACTCCTTCAAGAAGTTCTTTCTTAAAGCTTGTGGTTAATGTTGATGTTATAGCCATATTATATCCTTTTAATTATATCAGCTAACTCAGTATCTCCAGACTTAACTAATTCTTGTATAAGAGTAGCTTTATAGGATTTTAACGCATTTTTTATATAAATCAAACAAACCTTATAAATAAGTTCTTTATAGGCTCTAGCCTGTTCTTGCACATACGGATCACTAGAATCAGAAGAACTAACTATTTTCTCGGTTAATCTTTCCGCCCAAAACTCAGGTGGATGTCCACCAAAATTAGTAGTTTTAGCCTCTATGAGACCTAATCCTGGCATTCCGGCTGGTGTTATTTCATCTACCATTTTTTAGGTTCTACTGGTTTTAGGTGTGAATCGTGCCTATCGATAAGCACAGGTTCTTGTGTTTTTTTAACTATTTCTAGGTTATCTATTCGTTCTAGCTTAATGCCTTCTTCATCTACTAAAATGATATATGGGTTTTTAAGTCTGTGATAACCGTATAGTTTTTGTTCTGCTGGTACATCTGTATCTAATAAACCAGAGGTATGTGCCACTTCTACCTGCATACCTGCTGATATACATTTAGATAACCAAAACTCTACACAACCTCTACCTGCTTCAGCAAAATGTAAGTTACCTTTGTAAGAAAAATCAATACCAAACATTTTGAGATTTGCTACTTCATTCCAATAAGCAAAAGCTACTGCATAAGCAACAGTGTTGTTTAGATAATGACAATTTGAGTAATTAACCACTTCTTCTAGTGGATATTCAACTAATCCTGGACATCTATCATCTAGTTCACAGGTATAAATAGGACCTTCGTGTTCTAACAGCATTTCTTTCATGCTTTCTGTTTGACCACCAGCATCATCAGTATCTAAGAACCTAGATGCAGGATCCATCATAAACACTCTATCGTGATATATAACAGTGCCAACACCATTAATTACCCAAACTTCATCAAAGTGCACTCCGTGTGATTTTGCAAGATTATAATCAAACCAGCTTTTACCCATGCCAACGATGGCAACTGATTTACCTTTCAGACTTTCAATTTTTTTCATGTATTTTTACGATACCGGTGACCTCAAAGAATCGTACCGATATTCATCCCTCCTTCCGCGAGCTTCTGCAAGATTTTTTAATCTAGTTATTTCCAGTAAAAAGCGTTGCTCGTATTGCTGTTGCATATCGCTTTCACCCTTTAAAAATATATTAGCTTCCACTAATGAACCATATAATAAAACATTTCTAGCGTTTTGTGAAAGCCAGGTTCCTGTAGTGTCTGTAACTAATGAATTTGGTTTATAAAGATAGTGTAATTCTACATTGTAATCTTGATCTGGTACTGGGCTTACAATAAGCGTAGAGCCATTGTCAGACGCTGTAGAAAGTTCTTTATCAAAATCTGCGTAATACAGTGGTCTACCTCTTTCTGTTGCGTCTGTAGGATCTACAGAGTATTCACGCATAAAAGTAGTATGTTTCTTGTCTAAATAATGGTAATCACCGTTGCTATCAATAACAGCTAATGAAAAAGACATCTGAAAGTCTGTTGGTGCTGTAAGATAAGTATTACCAGTAGTTAAAGAACCGGTTACGTTTTTACGAAAATAATCGAGCTGTATCAGTTCAAAGATTCTGTCTTCAGCATTTTGTATAAAATCATCAAGCGTATCAACAAATGTAGTTTCTGAGTTTTCTACATAATTTTGTATTAATGTTTTTAGCTCTGCTAGTGTCATGTAACTATTGTAACCTCACCCAATTCACCTGTCATCTTAGCTACTGTAAAGTTAGCAGGTAGTGTCGCTGGATTCATAAAATCAGGTTTGAATATATTAGAATTTACCACAACTACAAAACCCTCACCTTCTTCATGGTCGTTATTAGGTCTAGGTTTGTATAATGCTTCAGGATCTGCTTTAGCAGTAAGTGGCTCTAGTTGTGGGTGTTTTGGCTCGTAACACTCTGAACAAACTTTAGCACCATTCCATTCTTCTCTGAGTTGACTTAACTTATATTCAAAACCACATCTATCGCATAAAGCCCGTGCAAATTTACCAAGAGCATATGCCATGTCATCTCATCCTAATATCTGGTCTGATTCTAAATGAAGCTCTGTCTTCATCCTGATCAGCAGCTCTACGGAACTCTTCTTCGTATATAGCTTTTAGTTGTGGTGTAAGTTGTGGATTTTTCTTAAGTGATAAGTAATAGGCTAAACCAGCTACAAAACAAGGATAAAATCTAAATGGCATATCCATAGTATTTGTTGCTTTATCTGCATCATCCATTCTTACAAGTTTGTTGAAAACTAATATATCAGTGCTGTTTTCAGGTGCAGGCCAGACCTTCAATGCTGGTGTTGTTAATTTATCAAAGAAGAATTGTGATGGTCTAGCCTTTGTTTCTTTGTTTGGTATGTTGATATATTCTGATCTACTAATACGATTCATGCTTATATCAGTTTGTGTTTGATTTACGGTTCTTCGTAAGACTACATCTAAAACATCAATAACATTAGAATTTAGAGAATAACTAGAAGTACCTTCAGTAACAGTCTGTGTTGCTTGTTCTATTGTCCATTGGTTTAAACCACGGTTAGCCCATTCAGCTAACATTAGATTTATAGATCTACGAGCTGTTTTTAAATCGTAACCAGTTCTAAGTTCTAGTCCACACCTTTCAAATGCTTCTTCTACAAACTCAGCTACGTTTGGTTCGAAATCTGTGCTACCTGATAATGCCATTATTTATTATCCTCTTGATTGTAAAGATTATCAAACGTAATGTTTGGGTCTAAATAACTATCATGTTTTTCTGCTGAGTGAACCCACTGACTAGGTGAAAAATCAGGAGCACCTTGTCCTACTCTCCAAAGAGCAGGGTTTGTAGCTCTTACTCTGTTGTTTGGTAGAGCAACAAAATTACCAGTATACTCACCAGCATCCGTCAAGTATAGCACATGACTTTGTTTGTGTTGTGCAGGATCATCTGCTATTGAATGGTCTGTGTAATCTACAGTAAACATATAGGTTCCTGTGTAAAACTCACCATTAATTTTACATATCCAAGGTGAAGAACTTACACGATCTAAACTAACTACGCTGTGATGATGACTGAGACAGTCCCAGGGTTGTGCTAAATGATCTTCCATGGGCTTAGGCCATTCATCTAGTGGTATATCTGCTACAAGAGCTTGTATTGGCATTCTTGCCCACATAGCACCACCGTGTACGTTTTCATCAGGATAGCCTTCAAAATCAGTCTCACAGCCTGTAAAAACTACTTGGAATGATAATGATCTGTCGGGAATTGTATTTACAGCCATTACTAATGCGTGCAAATACTCACCGTGATAATTTTGGTGATTAGCAGTAAATTCTTTTCTAACCCAGCATTTAAACTGAGGTATGTTTGATATTAAATATGACAAGAGAAAGCCTAATTATACTTTTCCGCCTTTTGCCATATATTTAGATTTTTTCATGGGTCCACCTTTAGCCATGTATTTAGATCCTTTCATAGCTCCACCTTTGGCCATATATTTAGAACCTTTCATAGCACCACCTTTTGCAGCGTACTTACGTCCTTTAACAGCACCACCCATTGCGTAACCTTTTGTTCTTTTAAACATTTAATTCTCCTAACTTATTGTAGTTACTTTTCTACGGTTATTCATAACTTTACCACAACCTTTAGCTATGAAACCACCTCTTTGTTTTTTTACTCTATTTTGCTTTGCCATAGATTTTTCTATAGCTCTGCCTCTAGCTTCCTCGTATGAGGATAACTTACCATCTTTATTTAAGTCTGCTTTATTTTTATTCATAGGTCCTCCTCGACTTGCTGTAACTCTTGCTTTTTTTGTGTTTGCTACCACTGTTTTACCTTTTGCACCTGCACGTTTCTTTTTTCTTGCAGTTGCGGCTCTTTCTGATTTACTTAAACTTTTAGCTTTAGCTTCTGGTAAACATCTACCTGGGTTTTTTTTGTTTTTGTTTGTTCCACAATCTCCTAGAATAGAACCATCTGTGCCAATAAGTTTCCATTTTTCATCTAGCCAACCTTGTAATTGTCCCACTATCTTCTCCTATTAGCCATAACAGCACCTTGACCTCTTATAGAGACAAATCCACCTGTTGCTTTTTTCTTTCTTTTTTTACTACCTTTTGCGTAGTTTGGATCTTTACAATATTTTGATGCAGCCATGTTAGCGTATGCACTTGGATATGTATCAAAGGTTCTTTTTGCCCAGGCTTTGCCTGCTGGACATATTTTGCCACCACTTTTAGCTTTTGCCATTTAACACTTCCATCTTCTTCTTGCTTGTCTAATTCTTGAATTAGGATCGTTTCTTGTTTTTGCAGAGCTACGTTTCAGTTGCCCTAGTGATCTAGCACAATAAGATTTACGTCTTTTTGCTGCTTTAGATCCTTTTTTAACTGTACCTGTAACAGCTCCTTGAAGCTTAGAGCCAGGATTTTTTCTTCTATGTTCTTTGATGCCCTTGCGGGTCATTCCCGCCCCTTTTTTAGTGGGGCGGTAATTACCACCTTTACCTGTTGTTCTGGCTATAGGTTTTTGTTTTCTGCCTCTCGTAGTAGCCATTCATTAATAGTTTTTATTCAAAACTAAAATAATAGAGTATGTGTCTCCGCTTGTATGTCCTACAGTTGTAAAGTCAATATCACCAGTAACACCAGATCCAGCATTGTTTGGTATGCCACTAAATAAATCATAATACTCATCACCTGTGCTATCTGCTGGTAAACCAGTTAATAGTACGTTAGATGTAGCGTCAAATTCAATGTTCACACCCATGCCTCTTGTAGCCCAGTATATTCTAGCAACAGAAACAGAAGTACAAGACTCTCCTGCACTATTTGGTGTTAGTGCAGAAACGTCTACCTTTTTTACAGCCGATTCACCTGTACCATCTGATACATTAGTGAACTTTAGAACAGCAACTCTTTCACCGTCTTGAATTGTTTGTGATGTTACTGCATCTGCCATAATCTACTCCTTACGCGTCAGCGAATGGTGTTACTAAAGTTCCAGAACCAATTAATAATGAGTTATGGACTAAGTATGTTGCTGTATCAATAGCTGTTACTTGAACAACACTACCGACTATACCACCTGTAGTTGTACCGTTTAATGTAATAACATCGTTAGTAGCTGCTGGTACGAAAGCTTTTTCAACACCATCGTCTACGGCTACAAATACAGAGCCTTTAAACTTGTCAGTTCCATCAGTTTTAATATCAAGATCAGTAGCTAATGTTTCTATATAGAAATAGAAAGAAGCACCAACATTATTTAACTGATTTGGATCTGTTGGATCGCTTGGAGTTGTAGTAACAATTGAAGGTAAAGTAAATTTACCATCTGCATCATTACATAACAATATTTTTCCTGCATGAGTATCAACAGTTAATGTTGTGTCTGCTGTCAGACTAACAGTGCTGTTAACACCTGCTGTAATAAATCCTGCCAATGACTTGACTGGACCTGAGAATGTCGATTTTGCCATAATTTCCTCCTAAGGAAATAAGTTCTACTGTCTTGGCTTGTCTGCTAGGTCAGTCGGTAGAACAAGTTAATTAATCCTAGAATTAAATCATATACCTTCTTTTAGAAAAAAGAAAGGGAGCCGAAGCTCCCTTAAGAATTGTAGTTGAGTTAGAAACGCTACAATAAATCGTTCCTTAAGCCCCTTGAGAACCGTAAACGGCTCTGAAGTTTGAATAACCGAAGCTATAACGCTCTCTAGCTTTATATCTCATATTACCTGTATCGAAGTCACCCTCTAATGATGTTGACATTGGAGATCTTTCGAAATACTTAAATCCATCTGGACAGTCAGTTTTTATGAAATACGCATCAGTGTCTGTTAGATAGTTATTTACAACATATCCTTCAGGTAGCATACCAGTATTGCTTATAGCATTGATGTCATTGTCAGATGTGCCAACTCTACCTGGAGAGTTAAGTAATCTGTCAGCAACAAACACTAATTGTGGTGGAATAATGAGCTTTGTACCTTTAAGAGCAATATTAAGA